AGAGCTAGAGCCTGGGTTAAACGCACTTTTTGGAATGTCCTATGATTCTTACGAGAACGAGTATGAAGATATTTTTGTTATCGAAGATTCAAACAGAGCATTTGAAGAAGAGGTCCTAATCACAGGATTTGGTTCTGCACCACTTAAGTCCGAAGGACAAGGGGTTCAATTTGATAACGCATCTGAAAGTTACAGTGCACGTTATACACACGATACCGTGGCGTTAGCGTTTGCTTTAACAGAAGAGGCCGTGGAGGACAATCTTTATGATAGTTTAGGCAAAAGATACGTTAAAGCATTAGCAAAATCAATGGCTAACACCAAAGAGGTTAAAGGCGCTGATGTTTTAAATAATGCTTTCTCATCTAGCTTTACAGGCGGCGATGGTAAATCTCTCATTGCAACAGATCACCCACTATCTGGTGGTGGTTCAGCTGCAAACAGAGCAACTACTATGGCTGACTTGAATGAAGCGTCATTAGAAGATAATCTTATCGATATATCAACTTTCACAGACGATAGAGGTTTAACTATTTCTGTTCAAGCGGACAAAATTATTGTCCCACCACAATTAGTTTTTGTGGCTGACAGAATATTAAATTCTCAACTAAGAACTGGAACAGCTGATAACGATATTAACGCAATAAGAAACACTGGGGTTATGCCTGGTGGTTATTCAGTTAATCATTATCTTACTGATCCAGACGCTTACTTTATTCTTACATCTGTAAACAGCGCAGGCGAAGGTCTAAAAATGTTCCAAAGATCTCCAATGGAGACTTCAATGGAACCAGACTTCTCAACTGGCAATATTAGATATAAGGCTAGAGAAAGATATTCATTTGGTTTCTCTGATTGGAGAGGAATCTTTGGATCTCAAGGTGCATAGATTTAAGTTGTAATACACTTTTTAAATCAGTATTACAAATAAGGGCCTTAACTGGCCCTTTTTTTATTGTAAAATAAGTTGTATAAATATGTATAAATAGTTGCATATAATTATATAGTTGATATTATATTAGCATGAATACAATAACTAAAATATTTGTTGATATGGACGGAGTCTTAGCAAACTTTGTTGAGGGTGTTGAGAGTGCTAAGTATCTAAATGGACCATTTGAAAAACAATCAGATTATGACCAAAGAAAGGTAGAGCTATCTAATGCTGGTTTATTCTTTGACTTGCCACCCATGAACGATATGAGAACACTTGTAGATTATGTAAAAAGCACTGGTATAGATTGGGAGATTTTATCTTGTTCTGGTGAACAAAATAGAGATAAGGTAGCAAAAGATAAATTTAAGTGGATTAGAAAACACGTTGATATAGATGTGTTGGTTACTTGTACTCTTAAAGGTAAGGAAAAGGCAGTGTTTGCAAGACCTGGTCATGTTCTCATAGATGATAAACCAAGCAATATTACAGCTTGGCAAAAAGCTGGTGGCATAGGTATTTACCACGTTTGCGCTAGCAGAACGATAGATCATTTTAAAAAATTGACAGCTAGTTCTTAGTTGCACAAATAACAGCCTAATAGTATTATCAATACTGTAGAAATGATTGTTGCAGACAATGGTGTTTGCAATGGCTATATAAAAGGAGGCTGATTATGACTACGCACTTTACTTCGGGTGTTACCAATGTCACTACTGACAGTACATTAGGTAAATTAAAAGCACCTGCACCACACAAGTATCATCAATACTTTAATGATTTTGATACTTACCTAGCGTCCGATTGGACAATAACCACAACTGAGGACGGGACTGGTTCTGCATCAGAGGCACTTGCCGATGGCGACGGCGGAGTTTTGTTAGTAACAAACGCAGCTGGCGATAACGACCATGACTTTTTTCAACTTGTAAAAGAAGGTTTCAAATATGAGGCTGGAAAACAAATAGGGTTTCACATTAGGTTTAAAACTAGCGATGCAACTCAATCTGATATTGTTGCTGGTTTACAATTAACTGATACAACACCTTTAGATGTAACAGACGGTGTGTTCTTTTTAAAATCAGATGGAGCTGCAACAATCAGTTTTATCGTGGAAAAAGACAGCACACAATCTACATTAACATTACCAAACTCTTTGGCAGATGATACATTTATGACTTTAGGTTTTATTTATGATCCTAAAGACCAAAAGTTTCATGTGTTTCAAAACAATGTTCTAGCTGGGACAGTGGTTAGCACTAATGCACCAGATGATGAAGAGCTTACACTCTCATTTGGTATACAAAACGGTGCTGCTGCTGCTAAAACACTAAGCGTTGACTATGTTGGTGCTTACAAAGAACGAACAGCAGTTACAGAACTATAAGGAGTAAATAATGGCTGATACAGTAATCTCACAAACCATTCAAGATGGTGAGAGGCTTGCCATACTTAAGTTTACTAACGAATCTGATGGAACAGGTGAATCTTCTGTTAAAAAGGTTGATGTCTCGGCATTAAAATCTGACAGTAAAGGTAGAGCTTGTTCAAGCGTAGCTATTTCAAGGATCCATTGGTTTTGCCGAGGCATGGGAGTTGACATTGAATTTGATGCCAGCACTAATGTTTTAGCTGTAACCTTGGCTCCTGATAGCTCGGGTGATGAGTATTTTGACCAGTTTACTGGAATACCAAACAATGCAGGTTCAGGCGTAACAGGAGATATTGACTTTACTACGGTAGGTCATTCAAATGGCGATGCTTACTCAATTATATTGATATTAAGTAAAAATTACAGCTGATGGCTGTAGCAAAAACCAAAAGTCGACCTAAACAAATACGTCGCACTGTTGGTAAAGGTGGAAATTACCGCTCTACAAAAAGTGGAGCGGGAATGACCAAAAAGGGTGTTGCTGCTTATCGTAAGAAAAATCCAGGGTCTAAACTTAAAACAGCTGTAACAGGCAAAGTTAAAAAAGGTAGTAAGGCCGCAAAAAGACGTAAATCATTTTGTGCAAGATCTCTAGGACAACTTAAAAAAAGTTCAGCAAAAACGAGAAATAATCCTAATTCAAGAATTAGGCAAGCAAGACGCAGGTGGAAATGTTAAATGGCAAAAAAGAAATTAAATAAAGTTATTAAAGGCTTGAAAAAAGCAAGCAAAACTCATGCAAGTCAAGCTAAAACGCTTGCATCAATCAAGATGAAAAAAGGTGGTGGTGCTAAATCAAAAACACCAGCTAACGTAGCTAATCCATCTATCTATGCAAGAGCTAAAGCTAAAGCAAAAGCAAAGTTTGACGTATATCCGTCTGCTTATGCAAATGCTTATATGGTTTCAGAATATAAAAAAATGGGCGGTAAATACAAAGGTGCTAAGAAAAAAGCAGTTGGTGGTGAGGTTAATAACTCAAACCTAAAACCAATACCAGCTGATAACAAAGGATTACCTAATCTACCTAAAAAAGTAAGAAACAAAATGGGTTTCATGCGTAGCGGTGGAGCTGTAACAATGGTTCAAGGACGTGGCTGTGGAGCTATGATGGACTCTAAACGTAAAAAAACTAAGGTTCCTAGAAGTTGATAGCTTTAAATGTTTATTATAGATATTAAAATGGCAGATCCAAAAAAAGGAACAGGCAAAAAACCAAAAGGTAGCGGTAGACGTTTATATACTGACGAAAACCCAAAAGATACTGTAAGTATTAAATTTAAAACAATGAAGGATGCAACTGCAACAGTAAACAAAGTTAAGCGTATAAAAAAACCTTTTGCTAGAAAAATACAAATACTGACTGTTGGCGAACAAAGAGCAAAGGTTATGGGTAAAACAGGCATTGCTAACGTTTTCAAACGTGGCAAAGATGCCATTAGGAAAACTCATGGCAAAAAGTAAAGGTGGATTAACCGAATGGTTTAAACAAGACTGGGTTGATATAGGCGCACCAAAAAAAGGTGGTGGCTTCAAAAAATGTGGCAGATCAAAACAAAAAGCAGATGCTAAGAGAAAATATCCTAAATGTGTGCCTTCTGCAAAAGCAGCTCGCATGTCAAAGTCACAGATTAAATCAGCGGTTACAAGGAAACGAGCAAAGAAACAAGGCGTTGGTGGTAAGCCAACAAATGTAAAAACTTTTGCGGCGAAAGGTGGTATGATAAATAAAAATTCAAGCATGGGATTGTTTGGAAGGAGATAAAAAAATGAAAGGTACTAAATATATGGCCAAAGGCGGCAGTATGAAAGGCACTAAATATATGGCTAAAGGTGGTAGCATGAAAGGCACCAAGTATATGGCCAAAGGCGGTGCTGCGCTTATGAGTGAAATGAAAGCTAACCCAGGCATGAGCAATATGCCTAATTCTGTTAGATCAGCACTTATGGGTGGCGGAACTAGAGCTCAAGGTCAAGCTAATATGTTAAAAGGCACCAAAGGCATGGCTAAAGGCGGTGGCATGAAAAAAGGCACCAAATACAAAGCCAAAGGCGGCATGATGTCTAATCTTGGCAAAGGTATTAAAAATATAGGTAAATTTAAGTAAACTATAATTAAATAAGGTGGCGTATTTAATATCAAATATCCCGCAGTTTAAATGCTGGGTAAGAAAAGAGTTTACAACCAATCATCAATATGGTCATGGTGAGTATCTACATGCTTTGGCATTTGCAGTAAATACAATCCCAGATAGATCTTTGTCCTTTCAAGTGGTTTTCACAGGCTGTGAAACCGATTTTGAAGGTTATCCCGATGAAAATGTGCATGGTGGTGCTATGTGGGCAAGGATGCCTATACA